AATGCTTCAATAAGTTCTTGATACTTAGACGACTGATTCTGCATCCTCATTAATGCGGTTTCCCGTTCAGAGAATGAAGCTTCTTTTGCCTCAAATTGTTTTCGCTGTTCAGCGAGAGATTGAGTCTTTTTAGTGTAATCAGACTGCCGTAAATAGTTTTCAAGGAACTTGTCATCAAGCTCTTTGCTGTCTTTGAAATTCAAAACTTCATCATCCCCACTTTCATTAGGAATGGTAAGTGAGTGGTAATAATCTGTAGTATCAGGGTCCATAGAGACGGGTTCTGCCGCTCCTGAAGTGTCCTGTTCTACGGGGGTTGCACTCGGGTCAATAGCTTGTCCGGAATCTCCACCTGATATGTTATCTGCTTCCAGGCATATCATGTTGAGCCGGGGCCCGTAACCATTAAGATTTAGCAATTATCTGCCTCCCTTCATTGCACCCATCAAGGATGCCATTCTATCACCAGATGGTGCAGGGGTCGCGGCCGGTGCTGCCGAAGGGCTTGGCATCGGTGTTGGTTGTCTCTGCGCTGCTGGCTGTTGAGCCGACATAGACTGAGCTTTGCCGGACATATTCCTATTTGCTAACTGTGTTTTTAAAGCACCAACAAGACTTGCAAGGGGCGCATTTAACGAGAGCTTTAAGGTCCCTGTAATGAATTGTTCGATGGTCGTGGTTTTGCTTATCTGCCCTGTTTGCTTCATCATTGCGGCATCAGAGGAATTAAACATAGACAAGTTTTGGGAAATTGCGTTCGGTTTAGGAGCAGTAGCCCCGCCTTGACTCATTATATCCGACATTTTAGCCTCCTAAGTTTTTATTGCACTTTTATTTTGCGTCCGTTGTGCCGATTTGTCAACCTTTGCCTTTCTTTTTATGATTGCATCCTTGTTTTTTATCTCTAAAGCTTCCAAAAGGGCCTGATCGTCTATAGCTTTCTGTGCATGTAGGCGTAACATGAGATGTGCCCGGCTTTGCTTATCCAAAGGAAGAGTAGAGTCTGACTCGACTTCTATCTCAAATGGGAACATTACCGGGTCGCCGCCTTCAATGCCCTCACCGTTCGTCCACTCAGCAAAGGCCATATAATCATCATATTCTTGAGTTTCCATTTCAGTTAGTTGCGGTTTAAGAACCTCTTCTGTATTTGTCAAGATTTTCTTGAGAAGTTCATCACTTACTATCATCTTTTGGATATCGCTTCTTGAAGACTTGAAGTTATTATATTCCCGCCCGGAATCTGTCTTTTTTATAATCCAGTGGTCGTCGCCAATCCAGTATTGTTGCATTAAGCATACAAACAAGTAGGTAATACGCTTTATGAACTTTTCAAGGTTTCGTATTTTCGGCCGAATCCTAACACTTGAAGCCTCAGAGAGTATTGATACCTCTACGGCTGATTGACGTTCTGTCTTTGTCGTCTCCCCACGAAGCATATCAGTATACCCGAGAACGTACTCAATAATGCCTTTAAAGCTTGAAACTATTGTCCATGCGGTATTATCTGTTTCGTTTGGAAGGAGGTCTTGAACCACCTTTTGCCCCGTGTTGCTCAGGGTGGAATCAAAGCCGTATAACTGTCCGTCTTTCCCGGCTTTCATATCCTCTTTTATTTGTTCAAAGTCTGTTACTTGAGAAGTATCTACAAGCCTTGAAGGGTTGGTTTGTCTCCGAGCCCTCTTCATCATGGATTGTAGCTGGATGTTTATTTCTTTCGTAATTCCGTGAACTTGATCCCCTTCGCTTATCGAGTCGAACATCCCCGGATTATAATAATCTGACAATGAAACAAAAGGCGGTTTCCCGTGTAGGTATTCGTTTTCAAGATATCCAAGGTATGTATCGCCAGTGAAGTATACGGTAATTCCATTCGGGAACGCTTTAATTTTAGCATCCTTTTCGCCGCTCTTATCTTTTACTAAAAGTTCATCAGTTCGCATCCACACTTGATACCACTGAACCCTACCGGCTGCAGAATTGACAAAACTATCTGTAGCGTCTGTATATTTAAGCTGTTCATCAATAGCTTTATTATCATCATCCACGCAGAAGAAAACATCCGCGTCTATTTTCGCATTAGGGAATAGCTCTTTTATCTTTGCTACAGGGACAGTTTCTCTGAACCCGCAATAAGGGGCATCCCAAATATCTTCATATCCCGGAGCCAAAAAGAAATCTCTAGGGTCTATAAGGTCATAATATAACCCGTAAGTCCCTTCGCCTCTGCTGTACCCTATCTTCGCAATTCCCAAGCCTGTTATTCCTGCCCAAGAAACCGTTTTATAAATCATATCCTGGAGTTCTAACTTTTCCCAAATATAATCAATGTTCCGGTTATAAGCATCTGCAACTGTGTCACTGAGGTATGGAAATAACGGGACAATTTTTGCTTTTGGTTTTGAATCTGTAAGAAGGGCTGAAATAGTTGATACTATCGCAAACAGGAAGTTAAAGGATATCCGGCTATCATTTTCGTTTAGCTTTGATCCATCCCAAACTTTATTCCGGTATTCGTTCAGCCGAGCAGTCATTTCTGCACGTCTTGATTTTGTACTGTCCATTATCCGGTCAACAAGGGTTTTCAGTTCAGGAAAACTTTCTTCGACCATTTTTTCAGGAACTTTATCATAATTTTCAAGCTTCTGTTGTTTCTTTTTCCGTCCTAACATTTTATCTGCCTTATCCCTTCTTCTGCCAGAATGTTTTGCCTTTCCGCTTCTGAATTCACGTTCCGGCCTAATCCTACATCAAATCCGGCTCTAAATGCAAAAGTAAAACCAGCCAAAGAATAAACCCTCTGTGCAGGGTTTCCGCACAAAGGGCATTTTGATTTATGATCACCGTCTCGATCTAAAAGGTCTGTAAAAGCTTTTTGATAATTTTTACAGCCCTTGTTGGTACATTTAAACCCGTACTCTACCAAGGCCACGATTTACTCCTGCTTCTCGAACGAGAGGGTTTGCATTACTGACTTGACTTCTTACTGGATTTTCCAGAAGGTTTCCCGCCCGATTTCTGTTTTGGTTCCGGTTCTGTTGGTTCAGGGCTGATAAGAGCTTCCCCATCCTCTCCGTCTGTTCCGGATTCATCTTCGATATGTCCATCATCTGCATTATCGTCGTCTCCTATGAAGTTTTCGTCGAAAGGCTCATGATCATCATCTTCGTAAGGCTTTCCGGTTGCCGGGTCAATTTTACCAATGTTGGTTCCTTCTGAAATATTTTCCGGAACTTCATCAGAGATATTAAGCCTAGCGTCCATCGAGTGATCATGTTGCATAATCATAGATTCGCCTACATCAGAATCTTCAACCTGTGGAGGGTCTATCAACCCTACGGTTCGTTTAATTATATCAAGTTGCTCTTTTGTTACAAGTTCAGCGTTTTCAAATCCTATTCGTTTATGTTTATTTGTCTTGGCAAGAACCTTCATCCCGTGAAAGCCTCCACCTTGTTTTTTAACTTTCATAACAGCATAACCAGTATTGGTTCTCTTCTGCGCCATCTGTTCGTCAGTAAACACCTCAAATAGCTGCGTATTCTCTACCGACCTGTAAACACCCTTTCCTAAGTAAATTCTCTGCATTACGTTCTCCCTACTAATTCTTTTAATATATATTCTACCACCTGTTTCTTGATCTTACAAGTTCTAAATTTACTAGATAACTAATACTAGAATAGAATAGGTGGCTGCACTTTTTATATCTTTTACGACATTTTACGACTTTCTACGACTTTCTACGATATTCTACGAGTTAATAAGTGTTTTTATAAAGGTGTTGTCGCTTCACCTTGTTATCATTGGGACTTGAGCTATATGATGACCTTCATGAAACTCCACGGGCATTGCCTCCTTTTAAACTTTCATGTTCGCGCCCCACCCTCCTGTCTTGGGTTTTAAATAGTTTTTATATATCGACTCATAAGTAAATCCTTCGTCTTCGTCTTCATGTTGTACATTAGTCCAATGCGCCTGAGAGAAGTTCGGGACGCATTGAATAATCATATTCTGCGAATCTATAATATCATCATCATTCTTGTCTGAGAATGGATTGTAGAAATCAAGCTGATATATTACAGACTTAAATTCCGGTAGTAATGTTAATTCATTGTTCTGCCGGGACGCAGGGTACATTATCCTCCGGTCATTAAGGAATGGAGCAAGTATCCGGGAGAACTTAACTCCTTTATTCATATGCCCTGTACTGATAGGTAATATTTTATATTTTAAATTTCTTTTATTGACTCGCTCCCATTCAACCACTTTCAGTCTAATAACAGTTCTTAGATGTTCCTGTAGACCTGTTTCCATCCCGAATATTTTAGGTTTATACATGAGCTGTATGCGAATAAACTCTTCAGCCAACTTCTCAGATTTCAATTTAACGCCGTATGACCTTTCAAGGTATAAGCACCTGGGGTCGCGTATATCAATAAAACCTACAGATATACCAGATTGGTCAGAAGTCTTTGTAGCGGTCGCTGCAGGGTCTAATGCGGCAAAGTATTCACGGAACTGTGGAGGTACATGTTTTGCTATTATTTCAATGTCGTACATAGGGTATGGCCCAACGAATATCTTATCGGTAGCAGACACAGGATCATTATCCATCTGAGTCGAGAAGTTTGCATCACCCATTTTTTTCTTGAGGTTAATCAGATCTATATTCTTGTAGAGTGAATATACTGGCTTACCATCTGCCTTCCGGCATTTAACAGTAATAGTGTTTGAGTCTTTAAACATGTGTTGCCGAATGATATGCCCATAAATATCATGAAGGTGATATCTCGTACCGACCATTTTTTCCATAGCTCCAGTATCTTTAACTACCTGGAGGAACTCCCAGGCACTCTGGACTTTCTCAATTTGAGCTGCAGATCTGACAGTTTTATCGTCAATAATATCATCATAAACATGAGCATCATAGTGACCACCAGCTACAGTATTATCAATTCCGAATACATCTATCTGACTTTCCTGTTTGGTAAACTCGACCGGCCGCGTCATTATCAACTGCGTTTTATTATCAACTTCCCACAGTTTTCTCTCAGGGATTACATCAGGGTATAGTTCTCGGAGCAGCGGAGTCATGAACATTCCCTTAATACTTGAGAGCTGTTTTTTTGATAATCCTGTAGTCTTACTAAATAGGCCGATACAAAACAGAGGGTTATTGATAATCTTCCAGAC